CGAGGTCGAGCGATTGACCGCCGAGCGGGACGCGGCGCTGGCTGAGGTTGAGCGGCTGATCGCCGAGCGCGACACTGCACAGGCCAATGTCAAATGGCTGATCGACAGGGGCAACGGTAAAGCATCGCTTCACCGTTCGCGCGCAACCGACGAGGACATCTGGCGCGAGGCGTTCATGGCGTTGTGCGGGCAGTCCCTGAAAGAGGGATACATGATACGCGCTGAGAGCGCCGACGCGGCGCTGGCCGTGTATCGCAAGCGGTGGCCGCGATGACCCGCGACAACATCCGATTCCAGCTGGAGCATTTCATCGAGTGGCCGACCGATGACCGCTCCACCATCTCGACGACGAGCGCGGTGCTGTTCGCCGAGGCGATGGCGCGAGATGTCGCGAAGACCGAGCGGGCGCGGTGCATTCGGACGATCCAGCGGATGCCGGTGCCGATTGATCAGGTTGAGGGGGCGCGGCGGGCCATTGCCGCGATTGAGGCACTGAAGACAGAGACCACGTCATGACCGACCCACGCTACCACTACCGCTGCCGCCTGCTCGACGTCATCGACGGCGACACGGTCGAGCTCGAGGTCGAGCTGGGCTTTCACGCCCGCCTGACCGTGCGCGTGCGGCTCGAGGGCATCGACACGCCCGAGCTGAAGGGCAAGACGCATGAGGAACGGCGCAGGGCGCAGGACGCCCAGGCGCTGGTCGCGCAGTGGTGCGAGGCGCGGGCCGACCGCATCATCCTGCGGACCGTGCGCGACGGCCGCGACAAGTTCGGGCGGCTGCTGGCGACCCTGATCGACCAGGACAGCGGCCAGACGGTGCAGCAGGCGCTGATCGATACCGGCCTGGCGCGGCCCTACGACGGGCAGACCAAGCGCCAGCCGTGGATGGGGGCCCGTGCTACACTGGCCGCCGGAGACCCCCATGCCCAAGGAAAACTTCGGGAAAATCGAGGCGGCGCTGAAGAAGGAAGCGACCAAGAAAGGCCTGACAGGAGCGCGACGTGATGCCTACATCTACGGCACCCTCCGCAAGCAGGGCTGGACGCCGACGCCCGACAAGAAGTGACGGCCTGACCGGCCCGCAGGCGGCCCTGCTGGCGCAGCTGCGCGAGGCTCGGCCTGACTTGCTGGTGCTACCAGAGCAGCGGTTCCACGCGACGCGGCGGTGGCGCATCGACCTGCTGGTCGGCGATGCCAGCGGCTGGCCCGGTGTGGCCGTCGAGATTCAGGGCGGCATCTGGACAGGCGGCAAGCATGGGCGCGGCAGCGGCTTGGTGAAAGACTTCGAAAAGCAGTCGGCCATCGCCGCCGCAGGCTATCGCTTCGTGCCCGTGACGCCGCAGGACGTCAAGACCGGCGTGGCGCGAGCTCGCATCCTCGCGTGTTTCTCACGGGCCCATCTCCATGCCTGACCGCCGCACCGAGGGCCGAGCCATCACGGCATGGGTCAGCCACGCCCAACACGACAAGGCCGTGCGCATCGCAGCGTCCTACGGCCTGAGCCTGTCGGCGCTCTGCGCCATGGCCCTGCTCGACCTCATCGAGGACGAAGACGTGACCAGCGAGACCGAAACCCGCGAGCTGTTGCTGGCCGAGTGCAAGACGAAACACTGAGTGTGTCAAACAAACCACACTATCAATAAAACCCCTTTTCTACTGTAGAGTAGTTTCCATGGCACGAGGACGACCGAAAGGCGCACCGAAGACCGGTGGCCGGAAGAAGGGCACCCCGAACAAGGCCACGCGCGAAATCCGCGCAGCCTCGCAGGCGCTGCTCGAAGACCCGGCCTACATCGCCGCGCTGCAGACCCGCCTGCGCGAGGGCACCGCCGGCGCCGTCGAGCCCCTGCTGTATCACTACGCCTACGGCAAGCCCAAGGAAACCATCGAGCACAACGTCCCGATGGCCCCGGTCATCATCGACCTGCTCCAGCCTGGCGAGGGCCTGAAGCCGCGCGATGACGACTGAGCCGTGGCGCTTCGCGCTACACGCCAAGCAAGCCGAAGTTTTCCGCAGTCGGAAGCGCTTCCGCGTGGTCTGCGCGGGTCGCCGTATCGGCAAGACCTATCTGGCGCGCGTCGAGCTCAACACCCGCGCCCTGCGCGGCGGGAAAGGCCGTTACTGGTATGTCGCGCCGACTCTGAAAGCGGCCAAGGACATCATGTGGGACGACCTCAAGGAGTCGCTGCACCCGTCATGGGTGGAGAAATGCAACGAGTCCGAGCTGTCCATTCGCCTGCGCAACGGAGCCGAGCTGCGCCTGCACGGGGCCGACAACCCCGACGACCTGGTGGGACGCGGCCTGCGGTTTGCCGTGCTCGATGAGTTCGCCGACATGAAACCCGACGCATGGGAACGCGCCATTCGTCCCGCGCTGGCCGACTATCGCGCCCCGGCGCTGTTTATCGGCACCCCGAAATCGTTCAACCACTTCCACGCCCTGTTCGAGCGCGGCCAGTCCACCGACGACCGCTGGCGCTCGTGGGCCTCGTGGCAGTTCAAGAGCATCGACAACCCGACGCTGGACCCGCAGGAAATCGAGGAAGCGCGGCAGACGACCGACCCGCGCACCTTTCGTCAGGAGTGGGAGGCGAGCTTCGAGGCCGTCGCGGGACGGGCCTACTACGCCTTCGACCGTCAGCAGCACCGCCGCGCCGTTCACCTGCAGCCAGGCCCGTGGGTCGGGTTGGCGTTTGACTTCAACGTGCAGCCATCGACGGGCGTCATCTTCCAGCGCATCGGCGATGAGTGCCACGTCTGGCGCGAAATCTGGATTGCCCATGCCGGGGGCGAGGCGACCCGTGCGGCAGCCCTGCGCGCCAAGGAGCTGCTGCAGTCGGCGGGATGGACGGGCCAGCTGCGCATCTACGGCGACGCCAGCGGCCAAGCCGCCAAGACCACCGGCCCTGCGGACCATGCCGTGTTACGGGAGGTCTTCCCGCACGCGCAGTGGTATATTCCGAAAGCCAACCCGCACGTCCGCGACCGGGTGGCGGCGGTGAATGCCCGGTGCCAGACGATGGACGGCAAGTCGCACCTGGTGGTGGACCCGGCGTGTGAGCATCTGATTGCCGACCTCGAGCAGGTCGTGTTTGCCGACAACGGCGACCTTGACAAGAAGCGCAACCCGCTGCTGACGCACATCTCGGACGCCTTCGGCTATGCCGTCGCGCAGGAATGGCCGCTCGTGCAGCGGGGCGGGGTGGGCATGGCGACCGTGGGCTGGCTGTAGGAGGGCGACATGGAACGGCTGTGTGTGGCGCTGGCGTGGTTCGTGTTGCTGTGGGCGCTGGTGGTGACGGTGCCGGTGCCGGGGTGGGCGGCCTACCTACTCGGGCTGCTGGCCGGGGCGATTGCGGTCTGGCAGTTCGGCCTGTGGGCCTACGAGCAGACCAAGGCCGACAAGGTGCGAGGGTTTCCACGGAGGACAGACGATGGCAAAGAAGCGTGACCCGAGACTGGAGGCGGCGGGCGTCGAGGGCTACAACCAGCCGAAGCGCACCCCGAATCACCCGACGAAATCGCACGTCGTGGTGGCGAAGCAGGGCGACGAAGTGAAGACGATCCGGTTCGGCCAGCAGGGCGTCAAGGGCTCGCCGCATCGGGAGGGCGAGTCGGAGGCCAATCGTGAGCGTCGGATAGCCTTCCGGGCCCGCCACGCCGACAACATCGCCAAGGGGCCGATGTCGGCGGCCTACTGGTCCAACAAGGTGAAGTGGTGACAGGGGGATGACATGACCGCAGTGGAGCGCATGCGGGGGGAACTGCGTCGGCATCTGCGGCTGGTGCTGGCCGCGAACCGGTGGAGCCTGCAGGAGGCCGCGAAGCGGTCGGGCGTCGGGGAGAGCACGCTGCAACGCATCGCCAACGGCGAGAACACGAGCGTGGATACCTTCGTCCGGTTCGCCGACGGCCTCGGCTACGAGGTGCACATCACCCTGCTTCGGAAGCCGTAGCCCCAGATGTGGGGCTATTCGATTGACACCATGTAAGCGAACACGCAAACTTCGAGCGTGGCTATTCCTGCGTCTACGCCTACCGGCACGCCGTCGAGTGTGCTGGGAGTTACGCACCCGCTCTATCTGCGCTACCGGGACATCTGGACCAAGCTGCTGGATGTGTTCGAGGGCGGCGGGGGCTTCATCGACGACAGCAGGCCTTATCTCATCGCGCACCCCCGCGAGTGGCTGGATCACAGCATCCCCATCTACGACGGCAATGGGAACGTGCTGCGCTACGAGGTCAATCCGAGCCCCAAACAGGCGTCGCCCAAGCTGACCGAGCGCCGGAAGCTGGCGCGTTACGAGAACATCGCCGCCACGCTGATTGAGCAGCTGCAGGGCCTGCTGTTCCGCATGAAGCCCGAGCGGACCTCCGGCGCCGGCCAGCTCGACATGAGCAGCCCGCTGATGCAGTTCTGGCGCGACGCCGACGGGCTCGGCAACACGTGGGACGACCTGCTGCAGGAAGCGTGGGGGCCGTGCGCGGCGTTCGGGCACCTGTGGGGCTACGTGGATGTGCTGCCGGACGACCCGCGCCGCGCGGTCGTGCGCTGGTATACGCCCATCGACGTGCCCGACTGGCTGGTCGATGAGCAGGGCGCACTGCGGTCGGTCAAGTTCCTCGAGGCGGTGCCGCGCGAGAGCTACCAGAAGACCCTGACGGCCAGCAGCATCGAGATTCGCGTCCGCGAGGTCAATGCCGAGGGCTGGATTCTGCGCACCCGCAACGGCAAGGTCATCAGCCAGGGCACGCACGACTTCGGCGTGGTCCCGGCGTTTGTCCTGTATGCCAAGCGCCGCGCCCTGACGCCGTTTATCGGGCGCTCGGTGCTCGGCGACCCGCAGCTCTACATCGACCTCTACAATTGCATCAGCGAGGTGCGCGAGCTGCTGCGCAAGCAGACGTTTACGATTCTCAACGTGCCCATCGGCGATGCCCCGGGCGGGGTGCAGCGGGAACAGCAGCTCATCGGCCAGCAGAGCGGCACGGGCAACGTGCTGTTCACGACGAACAGCGCGCAGATGCTGTCACCGGACAACGCAAACGTGACCTCGTATCACGAGCACATGGACCGGCTGACCCGCATCATCTATCGGCTGGCGGTGCTGCCGTGGGAGGGCGATGGACGCGCCGCCGAGTCTGCCGAGTCGCGCAAGGTGAAGCGGCAGGACCTCGACGCGGTGCTGGCGTCCTACGCCGACGAACTGCAGCGCGTGGACCACTTCGTGACTGACCTGGTGTATCGGGCCTACTACGGACAGGACGCCGCCGAGCGGTGGCGCGACCGCGACCAGCTCACCATCCGCTGGCCTGACACGTTCGACGCGCCAGACCTGACCGAAGTGACCAAGCAGTTCGCTGAGGCGCTGGCGCTGGAGCTTGGGCCGACGGCCAGCGGGGAAATCCGCAAGCGGGCCGCGCGGCTCGTGCTGCCAGACACCGACGAGGCGGTCATGGACGCCATCGACGCCGACATCTCCGCCAGCCCGACGCAGACGCTGCAGGACCGGCGAGTAGCGTCCATCGAGGCGCTGACGCAGCGGCTCGCGCAGAACGTCGCCGCCGAAGAGGCCGACGACGAGGACGACACCGACGACGACATGACCGACGAGGACAATGGCAACGACGCCCAGTGAGGCCGGAGCCGCCATCGCACAGACTGCCGAGCGGCGAGGCGCACGGTTCGCCGCCGAGCTGGCGCGCGTGCTGCGCGTGGCCGAGCGGCGGCTGCGTCCGGTGCTGGAAGAGGCGCTGGCCGGGGACCGCACGGCGACCGTCCGGGCGGCCCGCGGCGTGGCGCTCCGCGCGCAGATTCGAGAGGCCCTGACGACGGCAGGCTTCGACGACCTCGTGCGCGAGGCCAGCATCGAGGCGGTCGAGGCTATGAGCGCGCAGGTCATGGAATCGCGGCTCGCGCAGGGGGTTGCGAAGCTGGTGCGCCCCAATGCGCAGCGGCTGGCCGCACTGGCCGCGCTCGGCGAGGCCAATCTGCTCGGCGTGGCCGAGGATGCGGCGACGGCGCTGACCCGCGCGGTCAGCTTCTGGTCGTTTAGCGTGACGCCTGCCGAGACGATGATTGAGACGCTGGCGCAGGGGCTCGACAAGAGCCTTGCGGAGGCGCAGACGCTGTTCGACACGCAGGTGAGCATCTACGGGCGGCAGGTCGAGGCCATCGGCTCAGAGCGCCTCCCAGACGATCAGGCGTTCCTCTATACGGGGCCTGTGGACGGCAAGACCCGCGACTGGTGCCTTGAGCGCGTCGGCAAGGTCTACACCCGCGCGGAGATTGAAGCGATGGACAACGGCCAGCTGCCAAATCCGTTCCTCACCGGCGGTGGCTACAACTGTCGGCACAGCTTCCTCGCGGTATCGTCGCGGGAGCTGCGCGACCTGGTGGGCACGGGCCAGCGGGCGCCGGGCTTCACAGAGGAACTGGACATGGCCCGAGCGCAGCGGGCGCAGGCACGGCGCGCCGACCGGGCACGGAGGGCGGCATAATGGGCGTGCTCGTACGCAATCGCGTGGGCGACTTGGCCAGCAATGTGCGCACGACGACAGCAGACATGAAAGACCTTGGCCTGCTGGCGCGAGAACGGATTCTTGCGCGCACCGCTCTTGGAAAAGACTTCAAAGGAAACGCATTTCAGCCGCTGAGCCAAAGTTATCTGCAGCAGCGCTCGAAGCAGGGCCTTCGCCGTGCGCGCACATCACTTGAGCTGTCAGGTGAAATGCTTCGCGGTATTCAGGTAATCGCAGAGGGCCGCACCGTGCGGTTGACTTTTTAATGGGACGGCGCAAGGGCTCAGGTCGTCCATTGACAATGCTGCAGCGGTCACGAGCTATTCCTCCAGCCGAAAAGGCTGCGTTCCACAACGTCACAGGCGCTGGTCGGTCGCAAGTGAAGCGAGAGTTTTTCTCGTTGTCTGAAGCAGACGCAGATGCCCTGGTGGAGCGTCTTGACGAGCGCCTTGACGAGCGCCTGCGTAAACGGTCGCAGTAACCCTACCGTGGAGATGAGAGGACTATGGCTGACCCAATCGTGATTGAAGTGGATGAGCAGGGCAACATCGGCACGCTGCCCGAGCCCGTGCAGGCTTTCGTGAACAAGGCCATCAACGAGGCTTTCAAACGTGGCGCGCAGAAGGTCGAGCGCGAGATGTCGAGCCGCGCCATCGACCCGGCAGAGCGTGAGCGCCTGCTGCAGGCGCAGGCCGACGCGAACCTCCTGCGCGAGGAAATCGCCACGCGCGACAAGAACTTTGAGGAAGCGGCTCGCCTGCGCGAGGAACGCTTCCAGCGAGAACTGGACCAGCGAGAACAGACGCTGAAGTCCAAAGAGACCGAGATCGGGCGTCGTGATGCCCGGTTGCGGGGAATGCTCGGGGCCGAGATTCGCGCCGCCGCCGTCGCTGCCGGTGCGCGTGAGGAAAGCCTGCCTGAGCTGCAAAAGCTCCTCGGAGCGGACCTTGACCTCGATGAGCACCTCGAGCCGTTCGTGAAGGGCGAGGGCAACGCGCCCAAGCTCGACAAGGACGGCAAGCCGGTCAGCATCGAGGGGCTAGTGCGTGAGTATCTGGCGTCCCATCCTCACCACCTGCGCGGCGGGCAGAGTCAGTCTGGCCGTGCGCAGGGCGGTGCGTCGATTGGGCGTTCGGTGGCCGCACCGAGCCCTGCCGATGAGGCAGTGGAGCGGCTGGCGGCAGACCCGTCCCTGCGGAACCTGACGGCGGCAGTGCGCAATGTGCGCCTGCGCGCGACAGGCACGCGGTGACATTTCCACACGGAGTGTAGACCATGGCCTTTACCGGGCTGAGTTCCAACGACCTGTTCACGGCGTCTCTGGTCCAGGAGGACGTGTCGCGGCTGATTGCGACCCTGTCTCCCAAGGAGACCGCGCTGCTGAACTTCCTCGGCGACAGCGACGTCTTCGCCACCTCGACCAAGCATGAGTTCGTCGAGGACTTCATGCTGCCGAACTACATCGTGGCTTCGACCGCGATCAACTCGGCCACCGCCGCCACGGCGTTCCAGGTGAACGGCCTCGGCGAAGCGCTGACGGTCGGCACCATCCTCGAGAACGAGACGCAGACCGAAATCATGCAGGTCACGTCGATTGTCGGGCCGAACAGCATCGTGGCCAGCCGTGCCTACGGCGGCGGCGCGGTGGGCTCGCTGGCGGCGGGCGGGCAGCTCTACGTGCGCGCCATGGCGGGCATCGAGGGTGACGACCACGACGGACGCCACACCCGGCGGCTCGGCGTGCGCAAGGCCAACACGCTTGGCTTGTTCCACATGCCGGTGGCAGCCTCGGGCACCGAGATGTCGCTCAACCTCTACGGCAACGACAGCTACGACGCTGCCGTGGCGAAGGGCGTGGTGGACATGCTCCACCAGCTCGAGAAGGAAGTCGTGCGCGGCGTGCTGAACAGCACCAACTCGCTCGGCTCGGCCAGCCAGACCCGCACCATGCAGGGCCTGCGCAACTGGATCACGACCATCAACAGCACGGTCGTGGCCTCCAGCTTCTCGGCCAACCCGCACCTCTACATCGGGAACGTCTGGGAGCAGATTTACTCCCAGGGCGGCAGCCCCGACACGGAGACGTGGGCCATCGTCGCGGGCAGCTCGTTCTTCCGCGACATCTCGAACCTGAACGACACGAAGGTCGAGGACAGCAACCAGAGCGAGCAGTTCAAGCGCGTCATCCGCACCTACGAGGGACCGCTGGGCCGCGCCCAGGTCATCCTCTCGCGCGTGCTGGCCGCCAACGAACTGCTGCTCATCCCGCGCGAGCGCGTCAAGGTCGTGCCGCTGCAGGGCCGCTCGTTCTCCTATGAGGAGATGGGCAAGACCGGCGACAACAAGAAGGGCCTGCTGACGGGTGAATACACCATCGAGGTGCATCACGCCAACGCCATGGCCCGTCTGCGCGTCTGACACTGAGCGTTCCGGGGTCGGCCTTGCGTCGGCCCCGGACGCATTTTCCATCCGCGCTTGAGCCGCGCGGCGTCAAGGAGAGGACACAGCATGGACCCCATCATCGAAGAAATCTGCCGTGTGCGACACCCGCAAGACATCCGGCCCGCCTCCCTGCGGCGCTGGCAGGACTATCTGCGCCTGACGGTGCAGCCGCAACTCGACCAGCTGCAGGCCGCATCGACCAAGAAGGCCGCCAAGCGGGAGGCCGCCGATGCGTAGTCCAATGACCTGGGCGTTTCACATCGACAGCGTCGAGTTCACGCCTGCCGTCATCGCTGGCACGGCGTCGCTGGGCGGCTCCGAGTCGGCCTGTCTCGGGCTGGCGCGGGCGCTGCAGGCGCGAGGGCACCGCGTTCACATCTTCACCACGCAGCTGCACCCGGACGCCCCGAGCAAGGACGCATGGGGCGTGGCGTGGCACCGCACCGCCGACCTTGACGCGCTCTCGCGGTTCTGTCACTGGGACGTGTTCGTCGCGCTCCGCATGCCGCACATCTTCAACCAGCGCATCCCGGCGACCGTCCGCGTGTTGTGGAATCAGGACTTGCTCACCGGCGAGGCCGCCAAGACGCAGACGATGGCGTTCGGGTGGGCCTATGACGTGGTGGCCTACGTGAGCCACTACCACCGCAAGCAGTGGGAAGGCGTCGCGCCTGAGCTGGCTTCCATCGGATGGGTCTGCCGGAACGGCTTCGACCCGTCGTATGTGCCGACCGACGTCACGCGCCATCCCAAGCGGGTCATCCACATCACGCGGCCCGAGCGCGGCCTGCGGCCCCTGCTGGCGATGTGGCCCGAGGTGCGGCGACAGGTGCCGGACGCCGAGCTGCACCTCTGCCGCTACAACAGCATGTATGACGCGCAGGGGTGGGGCCGGGTGTGCGCGGCCTACGACGAGCAGGTAGCCGCCGTCAACGCGCAGGTGGGTGGGATTACCTGGCTGGGCGAGCTCGGCAAGCCCGAACTCTACCGGGCCATCGCAGGCGCGGCGGTCATGTGGTATCCCGGCGTGGCTGACTTCGCCGAGACCTCCTGTGTCGCCGCCATCGAGGCGCAGGCGTGCGGCACGCCGTTTGTGGGCAGCTACAAGGGCGCACTGCCGGAGACGGTGCCGCACGGCACGCTCATTCAGGGCGATGCCGACACGCCCGAGTATCAGGCCGAGAGCATCAAGGCCGTGGTGGGCATCCTGACCGGCGCCAATCTGTCGCAACAGGTGCGCGACGGACTTGTGCATGTGCAGGGCTACACGTTCGACCAGGTGGCGCAGAGCTGGGAGCACATGGCGGTCGGTCAGATGGCGGACCGGCGAATCCGCGAGCCGCAGGCCCTGCTGCAGCAGCTGCTGCACGAGGACGACCACTGCGCCGCGCAGGTGCTGGCGCGTGAACTGGGCGACACCGCGACCGCCGAGTGGTGCCAGTATGTCATCGACGGCAAGGACCAAAGCGCCGACGACTACGGGGCGCACGCGCTGCCGCCGCTGGTCGAGATGCAGCACAGCCCACGCATTCGCAGCGTGGTGGAGCAGCTGCAGGGCTGCACCAGCGTGCTGGACGTTGCCTGTGGCAACGGGGCGTTCGCACTGGCACTGGCGCAGGCCGACCCGTCGCGGCGCGTGGTGGGCGTCGATTACAGCGCCGCCAACATCGCCGTGGCCCGCGAGACGGCGACGGCGCTCGGCGTGGCCGACCGCTGCACGTTCGTGCAGGGCGCGGTCTATAGCTACGTGACCCACACGGCCCACGAGACGCTGCTGGATGAGCTGGCGGCGCTCGGGCCGTTCGATGGGGTCTTTGTTGGCGAGTTCTGCGAACACATCGCGGGGGTGGATGGCTTCCTCTCCGCTGTCGCCGCCCGCGCCCAGACGGGCGCTCGCATGGTGTGCACCATGCCGTCGGGGCCGTTCGTGGAACTCGCCAGCAAAGACATCCCGATGCGCAAGGGCCATGTGCATCACTTCCGCGCGCCTGACCTCGAACAGGTGTGGGGCACGCAAGACCGGCTCAACGTCGCGTTCCTCGACATCGGCGTCACGCCGCGCGGCCAGCGGGTCGGGCACTGGATCGTCTCGTGCCAGCTCAACGGACGTCCCTTCCGACCGCGTGACTTCGCGGCGGCGATTCGTCGGGCGCGGCCCAAGCGGGCGCTGTCGGTCGGCATCCTCGCCGGCGAGACCATCGACCTGTGGCGCTGCCTCGAGTCAGTCTGGCCGGTAGCGGACGAGATTATCCTGGCCGACACCGGCGTCGGGACGGCAGCGCTGCAGCCGTTCCTCGACGCCTTCCCGCGCACCCGGGTAGTGGAGGTCGGGGCGGTGGGCGACCTGCGCGGCGGTTTCGCGGAGGCCCGGAACGCCACACTGGCAGCGGCGACCGGCGCGTGGTTCCTGTGGATTGACAGCGACGAGCGGCTCGTGGATGCGCACGCGCTGCACCACTACCTCGAGGGCGGCATCTTCACGGGCTACGGCGTCAAGCAGAACCATCTGCAGCTCGACATGGGCGTCACGTTCGACACCCCGATTCGCGTCTTCCGGCGCCAGCCAGACATCGAGTTCTACGGCTGCGTCCACGAACAGCCGCAGCAGCGCGACTGCAACGGCGACATCCTGCCCGCGCTCCAGCTGAACGACGTGCAGATTGCGCACACCGGCTACCTGACCGAGCGGGTCCGACGCGACAAGGCGCTGCGGCGCAACCTGCCGCTGCTCATCCGCGACGGCGAGGTGTTCCCGGACCGCCGCTTGCACCAGCTGCTGGTGCTGCGTGACCATCTCAACCTCGCGCAGTGGGACAGCGAGGAGCGCGGCGGCCTGAGTGACATCGGGCGCAACCACCTGCGCAAGGTCGTCGAGCTGTTCGAGACGCACTTTGCCGACCCGTCCGACAAGTATCACCCGCTGGCCTATCCCTTCTACGAGGCGGCGGTAAAGCAGGTGAGCGGGGCGCTGGAAGTGGAGGTGGCGTTTGCGGCACAGGTGCAGGGCCTGAAGGGGCGCGCCAAGCCCGAGCGCATCTGGGTGCGGCACGCTGGGCAGATTCCCGTCCTGCTGCGCAATCTGCAGGCGCAGTGGCTGAAGCTGTTCCTGCCGCCGCCGCCGATTGACGTCGAACCAATGTCTGGCACGGAGGCTGAGCGATGAGCGTGTGGTTCCCGAACGATGTGGTCTATGACAGCGACCTCGAGGCCTACGAGCAGACCATCCTGACGCAGTTCGGCCAGACCGACTGGCAGACCAAGCGCGTCAAGGCGCTCGAGGACTGGGCCTTCCCGGCGCTGGCGAAAGCGGGGTATGTGCCCGAGCGCCTGCGCACCCGTCACGCCCCGGCCAAGGTGTGGGGCCTGACCGGCGGCGTCTACACCGACTATACGGCAGCGGCCACGACGCCCAACGCCGCGACCATCCCGCTGGCCACGGTGTTTGCGAACCACGCGACGGACCATCTGCTGATTGGCTCGCCGCTGCAGTTCCGGGGCCTGTCCATCCGCATGCTCGACCAGGTCAGCAACACCAACGGCACGCTGACCGTGCAGGTCTGGGCCGATTCGTGGGAGCAGGTCAACCCGCTGAACGAGACGCAGTTCCTGAACAACAAGCCGTTCAGCCGAGGCGGCGACGTGCGATGGGAGATGCCTGGCAACTGGGTGACGCGCACCATCAACGGCTCCGCGCCGCTCTATTGGGCGCGCATCACGCTGACCTCGACGCCTGCCGGAGCCTTTGCGGGGCAGATCGGGTGCATCCGTGGCACGGCGCTGACCGGCCCGGTGACGCTGCGCACGCTCGGCCTGATCTTCCGTGAGGCGCAGACGCTGCAGGGAGGGCCGTGGGAAGACAAGGCCAACACGTATTTGGCCGACGCCGAGCGCGCGCTCGAGGGCGCGATGCTGCTGGTGAGCCGGGAGTTCGACACTCTGACCGTGGATGACCAGATTGACCCGTCCGAGGCCGCACAGACCACGGGCGAGGTCACGGGCCAGCCCACGGGCTACAGCTGGGAGCGTGGCTGATGGCGACGACGCCGGATGTCCTTCGCAACCGCGTGCGCAGTCTGGTCGTGGCGGCCCCGTTCTCGTATCGGGAAGCCGTCAGCAGCGACGACTTCAGCCTGCAGGGAAGCGGCAGCAGCGATGCCGTGTTCCGGTGCGTGGTGAGCGGGGGCACGAGCATCGGCGGCTTTGGCTACACCGAAGACCGCACCGACGTGCTGGAACTTGAAGTGGCGCGGCACATTGCCGCCGACTACATGGCGACGTTCCAGACGCTGGTCGGGGACTGCAACAGTCTGCTCGCAGCGATTGTCAGGGACGGGCATCAGACCTCGGGTCTGTATACCGTCCCGGACGACGGGCGTGACTGGGCGATTTCGGCACCCGTGGGCGCGTCGTATCTGACGCTGCGCCTGACGGTGCCACTCAATTACGAAGCACAAGTCTAGGAGATATCCACATGGGAGTGACCGGCAGGGAAGTCAAGGCTGCGTTCGCGAAGTTCGGCACGAACTCGTGGGGCGTGGCCGCCAGCGTCACCAGGGGCATCTATCTGTCCGCGGACGGCGGGGCGCGGTTCGCCCCGCAGCGCGTCAACGATGAGGCCTTTGGGCAGACGTTCTACGGGCGCGGGGACTTCGGCGATACGGCGCCGCAGGACATCACGCTCACCACGCGCGACCGCTACGCCGACCACCAGTATGTGCTGGAGGCGCTGGCGATGGGCAGTCCCGCGGCTCCGACCATCAGCAGCTCGGCGACCGGGCAGACGACGTCGTGGAAGCACGTCATTGACCTGTCAGCCTCGGCTGACGGGCTCGGCGCGACCTTCGCGTTTGACAAGGTGCAGTTCGTCGATGAAATCACCGCAACCAAAATCTACGGCTTCAACAAGACCGTGGGCGACAGCGGCGTGATGGAAACGACGTTCCGCGTCATGGGCAACCGCATGACCGACATCTCGTCGGTGAACGTGGCGGCGACCGTTGCGGGGGCGAATTACCCCGGCCTCGACAACCGCGTGTTCCGCAAGCAGGGCACCTACCGGATGAACATCCAGTCGGCGGGCTCGCTCGCGGCCACGAACGCCATCGCGCTCGAGGGCATCACCTTCGAGTTCGAGCGCCCGCAGGATGCGCCCAACGTGACCGGGCAGGACTACATCGCGGAGCCCGGAGACAACGGCTTCCCGACCATGCGCCTGACCATCACGTATCCGAGGATGAACACGGTGTCGGCGAACAGCCTGTATGCCGCGCTGCGGAACGACACGGCGTTCAAGGCTGACCTCACCTTCGAGGGCAGCTACATCAACTCGACCGACCGCTACACCGAGAAGATTGAGTTCCCGGCGCTGGAGCTGGACACGGACGGCTTCACGGCCAACGTGTCTGGCGCGGACCAGGTGAAGCCGCAGGCCATCTTCCTGGCCAAGGCGGCAGCGACCTCCCCGACGGGCATGGCGTTTGTCAACCCCTTCCGCATGACCCGTATCACCACGCAGTCGCTGGCGGCCTTCTAGCCGTCAGCGCTGCCTTCCTGACCCACGAAAGGTAGACGAGCGATGCCGAGACAACTGCAAACCGATGGGGCCACATTCGAGGTGCGAGAGGACGCGCTGGACGACCTCCAGCACGCGGACCCGGATGTGGTCTACATCTGCCGGGAACTGACGACGACCAAGTGGCGCGAGCTGCAGCGCCAGCACACGCGCAAGGTGCTGAACAAGGCGACCAAGCAGATGGAGAACGTGACCGACAACGAGGCGTTCTCTGACGCGATTGTGGACTATGTGCTGATGGACTGGCGCGGAATTGTCGAGCGCGGCGGGGCTCCGGCCCCCTGCACGACCGAGAACAAGCTGCGGCTCGACGGCGTGGTCAAAGCGGCGCTTGTCGGCAAGGCGGGGCTCTCGCAGATTGTCGAGGGCGCGGCCATCAAGGAGACCTCGTTTCGGCCAACTCCGGACGTGGGCTGAGTTCTGGGCCGACTCGGTCGCCACGGGCCACGTCGTCTGCTGTCAGCTGGCCGACGATGAGCTGGTGGCGTCCGAGCCGGAGCAATACGACTGCCGGTCGTGTGTGCTCATGGAGCACATGACCAGCTTGGACGCCGACAACCAGCAGGCCTGGGACATCTACCGGGCCTGCTGTAATCGGTTCACGCAAGACCTCGGGGCCGGGTCGGTCGTGCTCGACCGGCTGACGCAAGATATGGAGCCCGAGGCCTTCGTCGATGTCACGGACCGGCTGCGGCTGGTCTACGATATCCTCGCCCCCCGAAAGGAGCCGACCCGCTGATGGCCCGCGAACTGGAAATCGTCGTCACTGCTGAGGTCGCCGCCGCCGTTGCGCAGCTCAACAAGGTGTTGCAGGCGGTCACGTCGGTCGAGAAGGGGGCGTCGGACGCGGACAAGTCGGTCAGCGGGCTGGAAACCGCCATGAAGACGGGCGGCAGCTCGGCGGGCAAGCTCGACGGGGCACTCGGCGGGATAACGGGGCAGTTCGCCAAGCTGGCCGGACTCATCGGCGTCGGCGCGGTCGTCAGCAAGGGCTTCGACCTGCTGGTCGGAGGCATCAAGGCCGTCGGCGGCACGGCGCTCGAGATGAACGCGAACCTCGAGAAATCGACGCTCCAGTTCACGACGCTGATGGGCGACTCGGCCAAGGCCGAAGCGCATGTGCGCAGCCTGTTCGACTTCGCCAAGCGGACGCCGTTCGAGACGGGCCCGATCATCACGGCCAGCAAGCACCTCCAGCTGTTCGGCGGGGACGCGCTGAACACGGAGAAGAACCTGCAACTGCTGGGCGATGCGTCGGCGGCGTCGGGCGCGCAGTTCGAGGAGGTCGCCTTCTGGACGGGCCGCATGTATAGCAGCCTGCAGGCGGGCAAGCCCGTGGGCGAAGCCATGATGCGCCTCATGGAACTGGGCGTGGTCACGCCGCAGGCGCGCAACGGCATCGAGGCGCTCGCCGCCTCCGCAGGTGGCGGGACGAAAGCCTTCGAGCTGTTCCAGAAATCGCTCGGCCAGTTCACCGGGGCCATGAACCTTCAGGCGAATACCTGGGGCGGCCTGACCAGCACCATCAGTGACGCGGTGCAGATTACCATTGCCGACGCGCTGGAGCCGTTCTTCGACCTGATGAAGACCGGGGCCGGGATTGTCGCGCAGGTGCTCGGCTCGGCGGGGCTGCAGAAGACCTTCGACCAGGTGGCCGCGAGCATCAAGGCCGCGCTCGGGCCGAACACCGCCGCGCAGGTCAAGACGCTGCTCCTCGGCTTCGTCTCGTTCGGCGATGGCGTCGTGCTGGTGGCCGACATCGCGAGCCGCGCGTTCTACGGGCTCAAGCTGGCGGTGCAGCTCGTGCTGCAAGGCATCGTCGAGTTCTTCAATGCGCAGGTGCAGATGACCGCCAACTTTATCGAGATGGCGGCGTCGGTGCCCGGTGTCGGCAGGGCATTCGAGGGCCTCAACCGCTCCCTGCAGGACCAAAAAGCGTTCATGCAGGGCGCGACCGACGAGGCGCGTAAGCAGACCCTTGCGGCCTACGAGGGCGTCAAGGGGAACAGCGCTTTCGGCACGGCGCTCGACGGGAGCCGCAAGATTCTCGACACGCTGCGCGTGGAAATCTCGCGCGCCACGGTGACGCAGAACGACGCGACGGTTGCGGTCACGAAGACGGCCCGGGCGATGGACGACCTCTCGGCCAGCAGCGCGACGAACGCGAAGGAAGTCGCCAAGCAGCAGAAGGAGTGGGCGAAGTTCGAGAAGGACCTATCGGCGTTCACCTCGCGCGAGGTCAAGCAGACGCCGCTGTCGAAGATTTTCGAGTTCTCGACCGACCCGATGATCAAGGCGCAGGACGAGCTGAACAAGTTCCAGAAATCCATTACGTCGTTTAGTGCCGCAGGCAGCAAGGCATGGACGACCTTCGCCGCGACCGTGGAGAAGGAAGCCGTCAGCACGCGGGCGTCGTTCACCGGGCTGGGCACCGCCTTCAAGGGCCTGCCGCAGACCATCATCGGGGCGCTGCAGGGCGGCGGCAACGCGCTCAAGTCTGTCGGCGCGTCACTCGGGGCGGGGCTCGCCTCAGACCTCGCCAGCAACCTCGGGAGCAAGCTGCCGGGGCTGTTTGGCTCGGCGCTGTCGGCGGCAGCGGGGCCACTGGGCAGCATCGTGGGCTCGCTGGCCGGGTCGCTGGTGGGCAAGCTGTTCGGGCCATCGCAGCAGCAGCAGGTGACGGACCTGCGGAACAAGTTCCTCGAGGCGGGCGGCGGGCTCGAAGCGATGCGCACCCGCGCGGACGCGGCGGGCGTGTCGATGGACGGCCTGTTCAACGTGCGCCGTCCGCAGGATTTTGACGCGGCGGTGCGCGCCTTCAACCAGCAGCTGCAGGACAGCGAGACGCGCACCAACGACACCCGCGCGGCGATGGAGAAGTGGGGCCTGACCATCGAGCAGATGGGGCCGAAGTTCGCCACGCAGGAAATCAACAGCAAGCTGTTGACGATTATCAAGGACATGGAACTGCTGACTTCCGCAGGGGCCGACTTCAACCTGGTGGCCGAGAAGATGGCCCCGGAAATCAACAAGCTCGTCACGTCCACGCGCATCGCGGGCGGAGAGGTGCCGCGCGAGATGGAGCCTATCTTGCGCAAGATGTTCGAGCTTGGGCTGCTGACCGACACGAATGGGGAGAAGCTCGAGGACTTCGGCGACATCCCGTTTGCCACCAACCTCAACCAGCAGTTCGCCACGCTCGTCAAAAAGATGGACGACCTGCTGGATCGGCTGTTTGGCATGGAGGACTCGCTGAGCACCTCCAGGAACGTCGCTGGTCAGATTGTGGATATCGTGCAGGACATCCAGCCGCCTTCGTGGATGGTCGATGGTGGGCCGCTCGGATTCGACCGTGGCGGCGTGGTCGGACGGGACTTCCGGCAGCCGTCACAGCGCGACGTCATCCCGGCGCTGCTGCGGCCTGGGGAGCTGGTGCTGACGCCGGAGCAGGCGCAGAACGCCGCGCGCGGCGGGGGCTTGGGCGGGAGCCAGACCAGCGTGACGGTGTCGATTAACGTGGCGGGCTACCTCGACAGCCCGTCGGCGCGCACGGGGCTGGCCGAGGTGGTGCGCGATGAGCTGGCGAAGACGCTGCGTCGGACGGGGCGGGCGGCATGAGTTACGCCATCATCGGGTCGGCCACCGTCGGCAGCATGACGCTCGGCGTCTACCCGCGCAAGTTCCGCATCACCGTCACCAGCTACGGCGCGCTGTTTGGCGGCTCGACACCGCCGCTCTATGCCTTCATCACCGACGTCACGCCGTATGTGCAGAACGACTGGAACATCACGCAGCAGCTCGGCCAGCCGTCGCTGCTGACCTTCTCGATGCTCGGCGAGATTCCGCTGCAGGAGGGCCTCGGCGTCCGTGTCAGCTTGTCGGACATCAAGCCAGGGTTCCTGAACGAGGTGGCCAATGCCGACTTCGGGGAGCTGTTCTTTGCGGGCAACATGACCGAAGTGACCACGGAGGTCAACCACATCGGGCAGCGGCCCATGTATCGCGTGCAGGCGCAGGACTTGACATGGACGCTCAACCGATGGGGCGGCGTGCGGGGCACCTACGGCAGCATCGGCTTCAACACGCTGGTGCGGCAGCTGCTGGAGACAAACGCCAGCGTCGATGGGTTTCGCGTCGGGTTCATCCCGCAATCGCTCGGCAACGCGCCGCGGTTTGTGTTCCAGAACGTTACGATGCTGGAAGCATTGCAGCAGATTGCAGACGCCGCTGGGGCCTATCTGAGCGTCACGCCAGACCGGCGCGTGAACCTGTTCCAAGACGCCGCGCATGTGACCACGGCAGACAGCATCACCAACACGTCGCGGAACGCCTACAACCTGCGCGCCTATCGTGACCTGACAAACGTCGTGACGCAGGTCAACCTGTTCGGACGGTCCACGCAGTCGGTGGAGCCGTCGCTGACGACCTTCTCGGCCATTCCCGTCGCCGACGGGTCGGTGTTCTCGCCGATTGCCAACCCGCGCATTCTCATCGACAACGAGCAACTGGCGACCGTCGGGTCGATTGCGTGGCAACCGCCGAGCATCCCGACGGCAGACGCGGTGCTGTATCTGAGCGCGGGCGTGGTGCCGAGTTCGGCGTTCAGCGCCGTGGTGCCGGTGCAGCATGTCGCGGCCCGCACGATTGCGGCCAACAGCATCGTGCAGCAGATGACCGAGGTCAGCAACGAGCGCGTTTACAGCGAGGACAACACCGAGCTGACCAACATCGAACTGGAAGCACGGGCCGACCTGCTGATTGCACGGCTCAGTGAGGGCTACCGGCAAATCACATTCAGCGCCGACGATGAGCGCCACAACCTGGGGCGACAGCTGGAGGTTGGGCAGCGCGTGGCGATTGCGATCACCTCGCCGGTCGCCATCAGCCAGAACCAGACGCTCATGGTGCAGGAGGTGCGCGTCGAGCAGGCTGGCACGACGGCCAATAGCACCGTAGACATTCGCCGCACGGCACGGCTGGGGCTCCAGCTCCGCACACAAACGCTTGACCAGACACTGGCAGGCACACGCACGACGAGGTAAGTATGGCCGCATCGACCATCACACGCAGCGCGCTGACCAACGGCACGACGCCGTGGAGCGCCACCACGATTAACAGCGCCGTCTACGACAAGATTGACGAGCTGTTCGGCGGTGCGGGCACCTACGCCACGCTCGAGCTCGGCGGGGCGTTGAAAATCAACGGCGCGCTGACGCAGCTGTCGAACGACGGCGGGGCGCTGGGCACGTCGTCGCTCGGGTGGAGTGACCTGTTCCTCGCGTCAGGCGCGGTCATCAACTTCAACAACGGCGACGTCACGCTGACGCACAGCACGAACACGTTGACCTTCGCCGGGGCCAGCAGCGGCTATGTGTTCGACGATCATCTGAAGTTCACCGTAGGCAAGTATCTGGATTGGGGAACCACGGTCGGCTCGTTTGGGGGCCGCTTCGGGCGCTATATCACCGGGTCGTTCCTGATCGGCGTTCCCGGCACCTCGGCCTCAGAATCCTTTCTTGTCGTGGATTCTGCTGGTGCCACCATTGCGGAGTTTCGCGGGAACAAGCTTGCATCCTTTGGCGGCAACATCGCCATCGGCAAAGGCGCTCGTTTTTACCTCGACGGCACGGCGGGGACGGGCAATACCTACCTTGAAGAGTACAGCGATGACGAAATCAGACTGACGATTGGCGGATCGGCGCACTCCGCATGGAACGCGACCGGTCAGTATATCTATTACAACCCGCCGACGACCGCATCAGCAGCAAACGCCTACATCGCGCAGGCCGACTACATCAGGCGGTCTACATCCTCCATCCGCTACAAGCACGACATCGCCACGCTCGACGGCTCCGACGCGCTGGCGGCAGTCATGGCCATGCGTCCGGTGACGTATCGCGGCAAGACGGACGCGGATCAGCGGCGGTTTGTCGGCTTCATCGCGGAAGAAGTGCAGCAGTGGGCGCCGCTGCTCTGCACCTACGACGACGGCGGGGAGAGCGGCACGCCCAACTACGTCACCTATGACCGCGTGACAGCCTATCTGGTGGCCGTAGTGCAGCAGCAGCAGAGCGAGATCAGCGCGCTGAAGGCGCGCATTGACTGAGGAGACAGACATGGCGATTACGGGCAACTGGATCACGGCATACATCGCGGTCACACCAGACGGGGCCATTCACTTTCAGGCAGGCGTCGATCTGGTCGATGACGCGCTCGGGCAGGTGGGCCATCGCGCCCTGACCGCGCCACCCGAGGCGGCGGCGCAGTTCGCGGCCACGCTGCGGCCGTTCATGGAGGCGCTCTTGCCGCAGATGTCGGCGTTCGCCGGGATGCCGGTGACGCTGCCCACGCCCCCCACATCTGACACCGCCACGGTCGCGCCCGTGACTGACTCCAACTGACACAAAACGACAGGAGAGGACATGACGAAAGAAACCTACTGGAAACTCAAGGCCGCCGTGCTGCAACATGAAGCCGCCATGCTCAAGCTGCAGCAGCTGGCGGGACAGGCCACCGCCGCCAAGGACGCCGCCCTGCGTGAGGCAGGACTCGACCCGGCGGTCGTGTATGTCATGGACGACACCACCTGCACCGTCACGGTGCGGCGCGAGACGGCGCAGGATGCGCCTGCCGCGACTTCGTAGGAGATGCGCGATGCTCACGGAAGCCACTGTTGTGCTGGGACTGTCTGCCGTCGCGGGCATCGCGTGGCTCGTGCGCATCGAGGGCAAAGTGCTGACCAACGAGCGCGAGCTGTCGCGCATTGCCACCGAAGGCGAGCGCAAGTTGATGCAGATTGGCGACGACATCAAGTATCTCCGTGACCGCATCGACCGGGTGCTGGAGACGCGGGTGTGAGCATCGACGCCCTGATTGACGACATCCTGGTCCGCGAGGGCGGGTTCGTCGATCATCCGGCAGACCGGGGCGGGCCGACCCACTACGGCATCACGCAGGCGACTCTGAGCCGCTGGCGCCAGCAGCCCGTGAGCGTGCAGGACGTGCAGGCGCTGACGCTGGAGGAAGCCCGCGCCATCTACCGGCACGACTACATCGAGCGCCCCGGCTTCCTGCGCATTCCCGATGAGCGGCTGCGTGCGCTTTTGGTGGACTGGGGCGTGCACAGTGGGCCGCAGACGGCCATCAGGGCCTTGCAGCGGGTGCTCGGCGTGCGGCAGGCGGGCGTGCTCGGGCCGCAGACGCTGGCGGCGCTGGAGACACGACCTGCGGCTGACGTCTATGCGTCGGTGCTGCGCTGGCGCGGCTTGTGGATGGCCGACATCCTCCAGCGCGACTCGAAGCAGCGCGCCTTTGCCGCCGGATGGCTGCGGCGGCTGATGGAGTTCGTGTGACGCCGCCAGTCACGCGCACCTACGGCGGGGATGGCATTGAGCCGCAGCGCGTCGAAGTGACCGTGCCCGTGTCGCTGCACGATCACCCGCAGACGGGCCGTCCGCACCACACCGCCGCACTGGTCGTCACCGCCGACAAGACGACGGGCGACATCACCGCCCGTATCACGACATGGAGACCTCGATGAGCGTGGATAGCCTGATTCAGACCGTGCGCATTGTGCGGACCAAGTTCGGCCCGCTGATGACGGATGACGAGTGCGGCCTGCTGTGCAACGAGGTGGCGTGGCGACACCGCGAGGCCGGGTGGGGCCTGTCCCGCAAGCCGAACGGCAAGAACACCAGGCTCCCCAACGGCGAGCCGATTGCGCACGACATCCTGCACCACCGGCCTACGAACAGCCTGTTCGACATTCTCGGAGCTGCTGGCGCGGACTCGCTGCCGCAGTGGTCAGACGTCGGGCCGCCGCAGTCTCCAGACCGGACGTGGCTGCCTCCGCTTGACCCGGCCTCGTTCGGGTCGCCGACGCAGCCAGTCGGGCCGCCGCCGTCAGGGCCGACACTGGCCCAACTGGCCGAGAAGCTGGACGCGCTGACCGCGCTGGTCGAGGGCCTGCCGCTGCTGGCGCACAACTCGCGCATCACCGCCGAGGGCGTGCAGCGCATGGAAGCGGCGCTTGTGACCGGCGTCCCGCTGCGGCTCCGTGCGAAGCTCATCGGCGAGGTCACGGGGACGGTCGGAGGGCCGACGCGGTGACGGTGCCGCCGTCAGATGTCAGCTACTGGCAGCGGGTCAAGGACTACGCGCGCCAGCTCGGCGGCGATGGCTGCTCCGGGCCCACGCTTCAGATTCATCGGTCGTGCTGCGATGAGCACGACATCCACTACCGGACAGGCCGACGGCTCGACGGTAGCCCCATCACGCGCGGCGAGGCCGATGCCGAGTTCCGGCGCTGTATGCAGGAGCGGTCGCCGGGGGGCCGCTGGCATCCGCTGCCGTGGTGGCGATGGGCAGCAGTGCGCGTCGCCGGGTGGCTACACTGGAAGGGAGAGACGTATGAGTGAGCAGACGAAATGGAAACCGCTCGGCGATGCCGCGGGGCGGCTTGACGCGGAGAAGGTGCAGCAGGTTGTGACGTGGGCCAAGCGCCTCGTGGGCTGGTGGAGGAAGCTGCGTGGTGTGCCCGTGCGGCCAGACGGTCAGTAAGCACCCGGGCTACGCGCGCTGCGCGTGCGGGCGCTGGTATGTCATTCTCGGAGGGGACACATGGACTGGATGATGCTGGCGGGCGTCGTCGGCGGGCTGGTGGTGCTGGCCCTGTATCTCGTGCTGCTGGCGGCGTCCATCCTGTGGATGGGCGATGACGACGGCACGGGGGACTGGTAGTGGCGCAGCATCCTCGCACGGATGAGCAGCTCTGGACAGCGGTCCACCTTGTGCGCCGGTTCCGGGGCAACGTCTCGAACGCCAGCCGGAACAGCACGCTGCCGCTCTCGACGCTCACGCACCAGGTGCGCGACGCCAAGAAGCGGTTCGGCTACGACGTGCTGACGCGCCCGCTCGAGAACGACCCGAGCGACTTTACCTTGCCGGTGCTGCCCGACGACACGCCGAGCGCCGAGGAACTGCTCGCGTCCCGGCGCACGGCCTACGCGCGGAAGCGGACGGCGGTCGAGGCGCGGCAGCTGGTGCCCATCACGGTCCACCTCGACGGCCCGGTCGGCATCATGCACGGCGGCGACCCGCATCTGGACGACGACGGCACCGACGTGGCGCTCATCGAGCGGCATGTCGCGCTCGTGCAGGCGACCCCCGGCCTGCTCGGGGCGAACGTGGGCGACTACTCGAACAACTGGGTCGGGCGCTTGGCCCACCTCTATGGCCAGCAGAGCACCTCGGCGAAAGAGGCGCTCGTGCTGGTGGAGTGGTTCATCCGGTCCATGCGCTGGCTCTACCTCATCGGCGGGAACCACGACTGCTGGAGCGGCGACGGCGACCCCGTGGCGTGGTTTGCGCGGCAGTCGAACAGCCTCTACACGCAGCACGGCGTGCGGTTGGCCCTGAGCTTTCCCAACGGGAAGGTCGTGCGCGTCAACGCGCGGCACGACTTCAAGGGGCACTCGCAGTGGAACACCGCGCACGGGCCCGCGAAGGCGGCGACGATGGGCTGGCGGGACCACATCCTCGCGTGCGGGCACACCCATGTGAGCGGCTACCAGGTGCTGAAAGACCCGGCCACGGGGCTCATCTCACACGCGCTGCGGGTGTCGTCCTACAAGAAGGCCGACCGCTACGCCGACAAGCTCGGCCTGCCGAATCAGGACATCTTCTGTGCGCCGGTCACGATTCTCGACCCGCGCTGGCCGGACGACGACCCGCGCCTGGTCACGGTTATCTTCGACCCGGAGAGCGCCGCCGAGTATCTGACCTGGCTGCGGGAGAAGGCCGCGCGCGGGAGCCGCAAGCGATGAGCCACGCCAGTGTGCCGCATGTCGTCCGGGCCGTCTGGCAGCAGGACCACCACGACTGCGCGGTGGCGGCCACGGCGATGCTGTGCGGCGTGGACTACCCGACGGCGCTCGCGGCGTTCAGCCGACCGGCGCAGGTGCTGCGCGAGGGCGTGAGCCCGTGGGCCGAGTTCCGTCGGGCCTGTCGGCGGCTCGGCGTGCAGACGCGCGTCAAGCGCCGTCCCGACCTCGAGCGCGACACAGGCATTCTCTATCTGACCGACGACGAACACGGGCATGTGTGCCTGCTCTGGGAAGGCCGCATCGTGGACGGTGACGGCACGCTCTGGCTGTTCGTCGTGGACTACCTGCAGCACCGGGGCATGACCGCGCACACGCTCCTGGAGCGCGCCTGATGGGCCTGCTGTGGCACCTGCTGTATTACCCGATGGCTGTGGTATGGTTGGCCCTGTGCGCTGTCCACACGGCGCTGGCGTGGCCGTTGCGAGGCTTGGAGTGGGTGATGAGCCATCTACTGCCGGGGCTGCTGTTCGTGGCGTGGCGCGCCGACGGCAAGGAGGGGATGCCCGATGACATCGACGACACCGACGACGACGCGTGACCTGCCGTGGCCGACGCTGGACCGCGTGTTTCTCGTGGGGCTCGGCCATCAGGCACGGCAGGGCAAAGACCTCGCGGCTGACGCCATCGTCGCGGCTTTCGGGGCCGACGCGCGGCGGTTCGCGTTTGCCGATGCCGTGCGGGCGCTGGCCCGCGTCGAGTATCGGATGACCGCGAAGGACGCGCCGCTGCTCCAGCAGATTGGCGTGGGCCGACGGAACATCGACCCGGACATCTGGGTGCGCACGGTGGCGTGGGCCATGGCCGACTGGATGGCCGACCGAAACGGGCGTCCTGGCGTGGCGGTCATTCCCGACGTCCGGTTCCCCAATGAGGCGCGGTTCATCCGGCGGCATCAGGGCCTGCTGCTGCGCGTCGTGCGCTACGGGGCTGACGGCCAGCGGTTCGTGGCGTCCGACCGTCCCGCGACCCACATCAGCGAGACGGCGCTGACCGCCGGGGACTTCACGGCGACCCTCGACAATCTGCAGGGCCGTCCCGAGCTGCTCCAGCAGCGGGCCGTGCAACTGGTGCAGACACACTTCTGGGCATGGACCGAAAGCCTGTAGCCTATCTCGCTGGGCCGGTGACGGGCCGCCCACGGCGCAACCTGTGGGCGTTTCTGACGTATCAGGAATACCTTGAGCGGCAGGGGCGGCAGGTCGTCAACCCGTTGCGCCTCGTGCGCCCGTCGGCCACCTGGCTCGGCGCGATGGTGCGGTGCCTGTGGCACGTGGCGCTCTGTGACGAGCTGTGGCTTCTCCCAGGATGGGAGCGGTCACGCGGGGCGCGGCTCGAACTGCGCTACGCGCGGGCGTTAGGTGTGCGCGTGCGCGAAGTGCCTGTGCTACACTGACCCCACACCACCGCGCGGCCTCGGGTGGTGGCGCGGTCCCTCCTCCCCCTTCTCCCGCGTCACTGCCCGGGGCCATTTTCGCAGACACAAATCCCTTGCACCTGTAGAATGGGTTTATGATTGGCGAGGGTGTGATGACGGTGCGCCAGTGGGCGCAGGAGCTCGGCTGCACGCGGGCGCGGGTCTACCAGATGATTGCACAGGCGCGGCTGGAGCCGAGCAAGGTGGGCGCGCAGTGGTTGCTGACGCCGCATGACCGCGCGTCAATTCTGGCGCGGCCTCGACGCAAACCGGGGCGACCCAAGAAAACGCTAGACACCGTGTAAGCTGTTTGGTATAGTGTGTCTGTCGGCGGTGGTGCCGACCTGATTCGGGAGAACACTTCGTGAGCCTCAAATATTCCCAGACAACTGAACGAGTGGTGGATGTGCTCTGCACGGTGCTGTTTCTGGCGCTGGGCGGCGGCATGGTCGGCTTCTGTCTGGCCGTCTTTCTCGGCATGGACCGCTGGTAAGGGGAGGAGAACATGGACGTTTACAAGGCAATTGCATCGGTGGCCGGAGAACTGGCCGCCATTGGCATCGGCAAGACCAGCAAGAACGTGTCGCAGGGCTTTGCGTTTCGCGGCATTGACGCCGTGATGAACACGCTGTCGCCGCTGCTGGCGAAGCACAGCCTTGTGGTGCTGCCCCGTGTGCTGTCGCGGCAGGTCACCGAGCGGACGAACGGCAAGGGGACCGTGCTGTTCTACGTGACCGTCGAGGTGGAGTATGACCTCGTGTCGGCGGTGGATGGCAGCCGCCATGTCATCCGCGTGGTCGGCGAGGCGATGGACTCCGGCGACAAGGCCACCAACAAGGCTATGAGCGCCGCCTATAAATATGCGATGTTTCAGGCGCTGTGCATCCCGGTCGAAGGGACGCCAGACGCCGACGCGACGACGCACGAAGTGCAGGCGCTGCCGGACGGCTTCCTTGACTGGCTGGACGACATGCAGATTGTCGCCGAGCAGGGCGGCACCAAGGCGCTGCAGGGCGCATGGGCGCAGTCGCGGACGGAATGGAAGGCGCTCGTGCAGACCGGCCATGCCGACCGCTGGAAGGCCATCAAGGCCAGCGCGGCGCGGCAGGACAGCCATGTCTGACCTGCTCATTGACACCAACCCGCAGGGCTCGCCAGCATGGCTGGCGGCCCGAGCCGGGTGCGTGACCGGGAGCCGTGCGGCTGACGTGGTGGCGGTGCGCAAGGACGGCCAGCCGACCGCCGCGCGCGCCGACTACCTGGCGCAGCTGGTCGCCGAGCACCTGACCGGCCAGCCGCAGGAGACGGGCATCGTCACGCCGTGGATGCAGCGCGGGACCGAGCTTGAGCCCGAGGCGCGGCTGCGGCTGGAGGCCCACATCGACGAGCCCATCTTCGAGGCGGGGTTCATCCGTCGTGCGCTGGTGTGGCAGGACCATGCGTATCACATCGGCTGCAGCGTGGATGGCTACTTCGGCGGGAGCCCGCAGCACGGCATCGTCGAGCTGAAGTGCCCGAAGCCGACGACGCATCTGCGGTATCTGCGCGAGGGCGTCATCCCCTCGGACTATTGGCCGCAGCTGCTGCACAACCTGCTGGTCACGGGCGCGGAGGTGTGCTGGTTCGCCAGCTACTGCCCGATCCTGCCGCCGCCTCTGCAGCTCTTCGCGCTGAAGGTGGAGCGCGGCGACCCGGACGTCGAACGGCGCCGAACGGGCTATCAACTGGCGCTGTCGGCCTTTCTGTCAGACTTGGACACGGAACTGGACTACTGGAGGACACGAGCATGAGTGAGCAGACGAAGCCGGAACGCAAGGACATCGGCGCCCTGTGGGAGAAGACCAGCCAGAACGGCATGACCTACATGAGCGGGACCATCAACGGGCAGCGGGTGGCAGTCTTCCGGAACAAATACAAGGAGGAGGGCGACAACAAGCCGCACTGGCGCATCTTCCCCGAGGCCGAGCGGCAGGCGAACGGGCAGCCTGCACCAGCTCAGGCACGACCGCAACGGGCACAGGCCGACGACACGACGTCGGACGACATCCCGTTCTAAGTGGCGCTGGCGGTGGGCGGTCACCCCTCCGGCTTGTCACGGAGGACACCGGCAGGCGCTGTGCCTGTGCTGGGAGCCTCACCGCCAGTCCTTCCGACAGACTGCCGTCCTGGTGCCAACATCGATGGAGATGACGGGAGAGACCACCGTGGCGGCGGTCTGTGATAGGATGCGGGGAGCGTGGACGTATCGAGCGTCCACGGCCCCCTGACCTCGACGCTGGAGTCGCAGCGGCTGGCTATCCCAATTGTATGCGGGTTGCCGTCGCGCTTGAAGGAGAAATGCGCTATGGACGACTCGACCTCTGAACCCACACACCTGCGCGGCATCGGCGCGTTTGGCATGATTCCCGAATGGCTGCTCGTGGCGAAGGTCAGCAGCACGGCCAAGGTGCTGTTCGGCTGGATGGCGTGCAAGTATGCCAGCCGATCGACCTGGTCCTGCTGGCCGGGACAGGCGCGTCTTGCGGAAGATTTGGGCTGTAGTCCGAGAACCATTGCCAGCGCCATCACGGAGCTGGTCGAGGTGGGCGCGGTGACCCGTCGCGCGCGGGTGGACAAGCACGGCGCACCGGCCAGCAACTTCTATCAGCTGATGTTCCTCCCCCCCCGCAGAAAACTGCAGGACCTGCAGAAAACTGCGGGACCCCTCCCGCAGAAAACTGCATCTACCCCCCCGCAGAAAACTGCATATGAACTAGAAGTACTAGAACCAGAGGTACTGGAACGAGAGGAAGCGTCTCCGCGTCAGGAGACGGCGACGATATCAGCCCCCCTCATCGACAGCCCCCTGCAGTGGCATCGTCGGCACGGTAGCCATGTGGCCGAGATGTGCGACTGGGTCTGCCTGCCGCAGGAGCTGGCGAGTCAATACGCCACACGGGCCGGGATGACCGACGTTGAGGTGCTGGCGTGGGCCAAGCAGGTGCGGCAGGACTGGCAGACCGCCAAGCGGGTGCCGACCGGGTCGATGTTCGAGTTCTGGCAGGCCCGATGGGCCGAGCGGCACGCCGCCACGCAGCCGACCGCCGTGCCCAAGGGCCACACCTTCAGCGACCTGACGCAGTATCGCCAGGACAAGGCCGAGCGCGACCGGCAGGAAGCCGAGCGCATCGCCCGCTACCATGAGGAGACCCGGCGCCAGATGGCCTATCTGCGCGCCTTGGAGGAGGAGATGCGCAATGAGCAGCAGTAGTGAAATTGGCAACCAGCTCGAGCGGCTGGCGCTGGCCGGGTTCGTCGCTCCGAAGGACGACAAGCTGGCGGCGATGGTGGAGGAGTGGGGCAAGGCCCTGACGCGGTTCGAGGTGGGACAGATTGAGCAGGGCATCAACTGGCTAATCCATCACCGTCGGGAACGCTGGTGGCCGACGGTGGGCGAGCTGCTCGACGCCATCCGGATGACGACCGTCCAGAAGGAGGAGCCGAGCCGCAAGTGCCGGACGTGTGACGGGTCGAAGTGGATGGAGGCGGTGCCGTTCCAGTCGTTCGGGCAGGTCTACACGGCGGTGCGACGGTGCCCGGACTGCGGGACGCCGCCGCCGCCCTACGCCATCCCGCCAGGTAGTCGGCAGCCCCTGACGGCGGCGCAGCACCGGACCTACCTCAACACGGCCAAGACGCCGGTGGAGCTGACGTTCGACCAGTTCATCGGGCAGCTCCGCGCGATGGGGGCCGAGCAGCTGGCCAGCCGGGTGGTGCGGCCATGACGCGCACGGTTCGCGTGGCTGACCTGTTCTGTGGGGCCGGTGGCAGCAGCACCGGACTCCTGCAAGCCGCTCAGGCGCTCGGCCTGACGGTAGACTTGACGGCAGTCAACCATTGGACGACGGCGGTCGAAACCCACGCGACGAATCATCCGCAGGCGCGGCATGTGTGCGCGTCACTGGACAGTCTCGACCCGCGCCAAGTGACCGGCGGCAAACTGGACCTGCTGTGGGCCTCGCCGGAGTGCACGCATCACAGCACGGCGCGCGGCGGCAAGCCCATCCATGACCAGTCCCGCGCGACGGCGTGGTGCGTCACGCGATGGGCTGAAGCCCTGCGCCCCAAGTGGGTCATCGTCGAAAACGTGCCAGAGTTTCAGACATGGGGCCCGCTGGGCGCAGACCAGCGCCCATTGGCCTCGCGGAAAGGCCAGACGTTTGCCGCGTGGCTCCAGACGCTGCGCGCCTTGGGTTACACGGTCGAGACCCGGGTCTTGAATGCCGCCGATTACGGCGCGGCGACCTCTCGGCGGAGATTGTTTGTCATGGCGCGGCTCGACGGTGGCGCGCGTGGGCGGGGGCCGCTGACCTGGCCGGAGCGCACCCATGCGCCACACGGTGACGCGACACTGTTCGGCACGTTGGCCCCGTGGCGCGCCGCACGGGACATCATCGACTGGCAGGACAGCGGCACCTCCATCTTTCGGCGTTCGCGCCCGCTCGCAGCCAAGACGCTGCAGCGCATCGCGGCAGGCGCGCGGAAGTTCTGGTCGGTGGACCTGCAGCCGTTTTTGGTGGCGATGGAACACGGCGGGCGTGAGCTGCCCATCGACAAGCCGATGCCGACCATCACGACGGCGAAGGGGGGCGCGTTTGGACTGGTGCAGCCGTTCCTCCTCGGGCAGCAATCAGGCGCGACCGCACGGCCTGTGACGGAGCCAGTGCCGACCGTCTCCACCAGTGGCGCGATTGCACTGGTCGAGCCGTTCTTGGTCAGCTTCTACGGCAACGGCGGGCCGCAGTCGGTGGGCGAACCGCTGCGCACCATCACCACCAAAGATCGGTTTGGCCTGGTCGAGCCGTCTGCGCTGGACATTCGCTTCAGGATGCTCAGGCCGCATGAGCTGGCGTCGGCAATGGGATTCCCGACGGCGTATCAGTTCGCCGGGACGCGGACGGACGCGGTGAAGCAGATCGGCAACGCGGTGGAAGTGCATCAGGCCGCGGCCTTGTGGACAGCAGCATTGCGGCAGACAGTGGGAGGTGTGGCATGAGCAAGGGCCGACGGCTGCTGAAGACCGTGCACCACTGCGTCACCTGCGGCAAGACCTATCACCCCTGGCACAAGGAGCAGCGCGCCTGCTCGAAGCCATGCCGCCAGTATCGCTGGACCGCCGACGAACTCGAGCGGCGGCGGCAGCACATCCAGACGCAGACGGCCAAGGGGGCCAACGCCGCCAGGCGCAAGGCGTCCGTCCGGTGGGGCGCGCTGGCGAAGGACATGACCCCGGCGCAGATTGCCCGGGCGATGTATGAGCGCGGCTACAAAGCGGCCTATCAGACCGGCTACAACCGGGGCCACTTGAAGGGCTACGAAGCGGGCTATGAGGCCTGTATGCGGGAACACGGCATTCGACACATGGAGGTGAGCGCATGAAGGAAACGAAACTGCTGGTCTGTGAGGGCGCGTGCAATCCGGGCCTCGGCCAGCTCGACGAACAGCGGCGGGCGGTGGCGCGTCATCTGAACGAGTTCACGGGCACGATGCCAGCCATGTCGCATCAGTGGGTGCATGCCGCGCGCCAGCTGGTCCACCGACCGCACCACAGGGAAGCCCCCGGCTTCATGGGGAACATCTGGACCTGCAACGTTTGTGGAGCCACACGGCGATGGTAGGCTCCACAAAGTGCTTGTGCGGGGCGGCGCGTCGGCTGTCTGGCCGCTCGCCGCTCTGCGCCCGGTGTGCCGTGCAGGCGCGGCGCGTCAAGCCCCTGCCGCCTGACCCGAAGCAGAAGGTGCCGACCTGGTATCGCGGGGGCATCTGCCGTCCGCTGGCCGACATCCGCGCGGGACGGAAATCGACCGAGACCACAAAAAACTGTTGACACCGTGAAAATGTTTTTATACATTGGGAAGGTCAGCGAGGGGCTGACATCGAATCGGAGGACACACCATGCTGGACACCTTGCACGCCGCCGACCGCCGCCGCGCCGCCTACCTCGCCAAGCAGGCGCGCGCCGTTGAATGTCTGAAAATTGGCGCGTCCCTGCGCAACGCCGCAGACGCCGCCACCGTGCCTGACGCCCTGTGGCAGCTGCTGGCCCACGAGGCTGTTGAGCTTGACCACCAGAGCGCGGCTGAGTGGCCGGTGCGCTGGGAGACCGGCGATGACGGCCAGCTCGAGCCCGCACGGGAGCTGTTCCTGACGCTGGACTCGGGCTGGTGCTTCGACGTGAACGGCGAGCATCACCTGTCCATCGAGACGTTCGACGACCTGCTGTGCGCGGTGGCATGCGGCATCCACGAGTGCGAGTGCCGCGACTGTGCTGACAATCACCACGGGTCCGACCACGACTACGACGACTGGAAGGCAGACCTGTGAGGTTCGACGGGCCGGACCTCACGGCGCAGGACACGGAGCGGCTGTCGAGCCAGCTGCTTCGCGTCGAGCGTCTCATGCGCGATGGCAAGTGGCGGTCGCTGGCACACATTGCGGTCGATGTCGGCGGGTCAGAAGCCGGGGTGAGTGCCAGGTTGCGCGACCTGCGGAAACCGCGCTTCGGCGGCTGGCGGGTGGAGCGGCAGCGGAGTCAATCCCAGTCGTTTTTCGAGTATCGGCTGCTTCCGCCAGCGCCGACAGGACAGGGGGCCTTGTGGAACGACTGACGAACTGGCTGGTGTCGTGGTTGCCGCGCCCGGTGCGCTGGCGGGTGGTGGCGTGGAGAATCGGGAGGATGATGCGATGACACAGGATGCGCTGTGGGTGACGATGCTGACGGGTGGGCTGATCGGGGCCGTGCTGGGCTACGCGGCAGCCTGGCGGCTGGCGCGGAAGCTGGAGGCGCACGGGCTGACGCTGCGCTCGTGGGATGAGGACGACTGGCAGGCGAAGCAGGGACAGGCCGTGGCGCGGCTGAGGAATGGGGAAGCATGAACGAGCGAGAACTGCGCGTGTTGGAGATTGCCTGCGAGGCGCTCGAGGTGACCGAGCGGCGACACCACCTCGCCGCGCTGATTCGGAAGGCCATCGCCGCCGTCCGTGGCGTCACGGCAGGGCCGACGGAGCCGACCTGGCTGGACATCGAGACGTTCGACGGACGCATGGGCTACGTGCTTGTGCAGGACGGCGAGGAAGTCTACCGGGCGGCGTATATGCCCCTGACGGCGCAGTGGCGATGCGATGAGGGCTACGTCGTGTATCCGCAGAAGTGGATGCCGTTCGCGGAGACGCCGCGATGACGCTCTGCGAGTGTGGGTGCGGGCAGCCGGTCATCCCGAATCGGTTGGGACGGCCTCGGCGCTATGTAGACCGCGAGCACTACCTCAGCATGTGGCACTCGGTGCGTCGGCACGGGTGCCGGGAGATGCGCCTGTCGGACGACCTGCCCGACGCGCACATCGAGGCGTTGATTGAGGCCGCGCGGGCGCAGCAGCGGTATGCGCGGGTGACGGGAGGGGCGGCATGAGCGATAAACTGACGGACGAGCAGCGGGCGCTGGCCCGCCAGTTTCTGAACCCCACGTCTCAGCCGATCAGTCCGGCCAGCATTGGGTTTCCGGAGGGGCTTCCCGTCACCCATGAATACGACCGCTCATGGCTTCGCTTTTATGTCGTTGCCAGAAGGATCGCGAGTGGCGCTTACACACCAAAACTGTTGGTTCCAGAGGCTCCCCTGACGGACGACGAGCGCGATCACAAGGCATGGCGGCTGCGCCAGCAGTTCCTTGAAAGGTGCAAGAACGCAGTGGAAGGAGGGGCGGCATGAGTGACGATAAAGGCAGCATGAGAGAGGTCAAAACTTGCATGAAGCGGCTACGCACGCTCAGAACTGAATTCCGCGAGCTAAGCCTAACCCTCCGTGGAGAAATAGAAGGGTTGCCGTGGTTGCACGATGCCGTGTTGGAGCAGGCCGCCCTGATTGCCGATCAGGTCGAGGCCACGGCCAGACCGGGCGACGGCAAAGATACGGCAGGGGAGATCGGGAGACGCATTCGGACGTTGATGGAGGAGGAACGATGAGTGACATGGGGCAGACAACGACACTTTCGACGTTTGAGGCAGCAGTGAAGGAGGCCGCAGAGCAAGCGGTCTTGCGTTTTGTGGCTGGTGGGCAGTGGGTGATGCCAGACTACCGGAGCCGTGTGATGATTCCGGAGGGGTGGATGCAGGAGATGTGGCGACTGGTGGATGCCGACCGCATCCGTGCGCAGGTCGCCCAGCGCGTAGAAGCCGAATTGGCCGAGCGAATCGTCAACCACATCGCGGCAGAGCTATCGACCGACATCAAGCAGATCCTGAGTGTGAAGGAGCGGCGTGAGGCGATTCGGGCGCTGGCGCGGCAGCACATGGAATCACTGATGGCAACAGGGGGGACGCGATGAGTGACATTGCACGCTGGAGTTGGAATATTGTCTCGATTTCTGATGCAAACGGGGCGTATGTGTCGGTCGATGACCATCGGGTCGAGGTCGAGCGATTGACCGCCGAGCGGGACGCGGCGCTGGCTGAGGTTGAGCGGCTGATCGCCGAGCGCGACACTGCACAGGCCAATGTCAAATGGCTGATCGACAGGGGCAA